AGATTTGCCCGGCGATGCTGAAATAAACGATGCGTACGTCGTTGTTGCTGATAGCAACCTGTATGTCTGGAGCGGTTCGGAGTGGGCCAACGTCGGGCTGATCCTAGGCCCGCAAGGGCCGACTGGTGCGCAGGGTGCTGACTCCACGGTGCAAGGCCCCGTCGGCCCCACTGGCCCGCAGGGTATACAAGGGCTGCAAGGCGACACTGGCGTCCAAGGTATCCAAGGTATTCAGGGCGTCACGGGCCCGACAGGCGCACAAGGCGACACAGGCGCTGCGGGCCTAGACGGGTCTACCGGCCCGACGGGTGCTACTGGTCCGACAGGCGCAGACTCTACACAAGCTGGGCCGACAGGCCCGCAAGGTGATTTTGGCCCAACAGGTCCGACTGGATCGGTAGGCCCGACAGGCACACAAGGGCCGCAGGGTACGTCCATCACCTTTAAGGGTGAAGTCGCCACGGTCGGAGACCTGCCTGCTGCTGGTAACGAGGTGAACGACGCGTATGTCGTCACTGCCGACGGCGACCTGTATGTATGGGACGGCGCGGCGTGGGATAACGTCGGTCAGATCGTAGGCCCGCAGGGCCCCACTGGTCCGCAAGGCACCGCTGGTGTCAACGGCGCAGTAGGCAGCACTGGTCCGACAGGCCCGCAAGGCACGGAGTCGACAGTCGCAGGCCCAACGGGCCCGACGGGTACGCCCGGCCTTAAAGGTCCGACAGGCGCTCCGGGGGCGACAGGCCCAGCGGGGCTCAACGGTATTACTGGTAACGCGGGCTTGATTGGGCCGACCGGCCCGACAGGCACGCAGGGTATCCAAGGTATTCAGGGTATCCAAGGTATTCAGGGCACCGCAGGGACAACTGGGTCAACGGGTTCGACCGGCCCGACCGGTACGCAGGGCCCCCGTGGTATTCAGGGCCTTGGAGGCCCGACTGGTGCGCAGGGTGCGCAGGGTACATCTATTAACTTCGTAGGCGAAGTGGCCACCGTTGGCGACTTACCACCTACTGGTAACTCAGTAAACGATGCTATCATCGTGCAGGCCGACGGCGACCTTTACGTTTGGGACGGCACAGCGTGGATCAATGCAGGGTCCATTGTCGGCCCGCAGGGCCCCACTGGTCCGCAGGGCGACGCGTCGACAGTCGCAGGTCCTACCGGCCCTACGGGTCCGCAAGGTGTTGACGGTACAGTCGGCACGGTCGGCCCGACAGGCCCGCAGGGTATTCAAGGCACAGCAGGAACGCTGGGCGCGGCTGGTCCAACTGGCCCGCAGGGTATTCAGGGTGTGCTTGGTAACGCCGGACCCACTGGCCCGACAGGTATTCAAGGCGCGACTGGTACAGGTGCCACTGGCCCAACTGGCCCGCAAGGTGTCCAAGGTGTGACTGGCCCCGAAGGCGGCGGTCCGACAGGTCCGTCTGGCCCCACTGGTTCGCAAGGCCCGCAGGGTGCTGATGGTAACGGCTCGACTGGTCCGACTGGTCCGCAAGGGGTAACCGGCCCCGGCGCTCTAGGCCCGACGGGGCCGACTGGACCGAGTGGCTTGAACGGCACAGGGACAACTGGCCCAACTGGCCCGCAGGGTCCACAGGGTGCGCAAGGCACAGGGACAACTGGCCCAACTGGCCCGCAGGGTCCCACAGCCAGCACAGCCAGTGTTATGGCGGTGATCGCTGATGCTAATATAGGTTCTGTCGGGTCTTACATTCTTGCGGCGGACCTAACTTGGACTAGCGGAGTAAGAGATGGTGGGTCAACGATTTCGGGTTCAAATCTGAGGCCAACTGGTTTCTCACGGGTAGACGAAGATTATAGCGGGTCATCCGGTAAAACTGGCCTTGGTTCCGGGGGGCCGCTAGCAGGGACATGGAAGCTGATGGGTTTTTTAAAAATGAATAGCGGGTATGGAAGATATGAGTACACTGGCGCAATGTACCTGAGGATTTCATAATGACAAACTACCGCAACGCAAAATGCCTCCACAATAGCGGTTGGATTGATTGTGAAATTGAGCATCCACACTACGGCTGGATACCTTACACGCTAGACCCTGCCGACACTGACAATACTGTCAGTAATGACAACCTGCTGGCCGCTATGGCGGCAAATGGGGATGTCGCGCCATACGTCGCGCCTACTCAAGCTGAGCTAGACGCAACACTGTCTGTGCAGCTTCGTGAGGAGCGTGACGCCCTGCTGTCGGGGGTGGACGCCATTGCGGGCAATGCCCTTCGCTGGGCAGATATTAATGCTAACGCGCAGGCAGCTTGGGGTGTTTACCGGCAAGCCCTTCTTGGTGTACCCCAGCAGACTGGCTTCCCCAATGAAGTCGTTTGGCCGGCCGTGCCTTCATTTTAACCTTATAACCCCAAAGGAGTAATGACTTGCAGGTTCTACCTAAATATGCGGGTGTTGCGGAACTGGAGAAGAAGTGATGACCCTCTTTGACGCAACACGCCACCTGCACCACGCTTGCGAGGAGCACCCGCTTGGGCAGGCGATGATACAAGCCACGATCACATCGCAGCAGTGGTGTGACTGGCTTGGCGCGTTGCGTTTGATCCACGAGCGGATCGACCCACACTTGCCGCCTTACGCGCAGGTATCTGGGGAGCTGACGCTCGACATGGTTGACATGCTCCCGATGGTGCCCCGGCCCCTGACCGCCGCGCAGACATTCAGCAGAACACTGACCACCCCCGAGCGTATCGGGGGTGCTGCGTATGTACTGGTCGGTGCGCACCGCCGCGGCGGGCGCGTGACCGAGAAGAAGTTCAAGGACGCGGGACGTAATTTACCTACGAGGCACGTGCACTTTTTTGCTGCCACGGAAGCCGAAGCTCTGGTAAAGTGGTTGAGAGAAAAAGATGCACTGGCGGGCGCAGCGGTCGCTGCCTTCCAGTGCTTGTTGGATTGTATGGACGAGATCGAGGGGCTTAGCAGTGGACGTACTTAATACCGTAATGCAGTGGATCATAGCGCCGGTCGCGGCGTTTGTTTGGTTTGTGCACAATAAGACGCAGAGCAACACGACAGATATTGCTGTCATCCGGGCCACTCAGCGGGCGAACAAGGAAGCGCATGACCGCGAGTTCAAGGAGCTGCGCGAAACGCTCAAGTCTGTGATAGAGAAACTGGACAGCATCGAGGGGCACTTACGGAAATGAAACGTAAATACAGCACCCGCAGCCTGAAAAACCTGCGTGGTATTCATCCCGATTTGCGCCGCGTGATTGACCGCGCGCTGCAAGACAGCCCACTTGACTTTACCGTGATCGAAGGGTTGCGCACCAAAGAGCGGCAGACCCAGCTTGTCGCCTCGGGCGCGTCGCAAACCATGAACAGCCGTCACATCACAGGCCACGCTGTCGACCTGCTGCCTATTGGGCACGACGGCAAGGCTGCGTTTGACTGGCCACTTTACGACCAACTGGGCCCGGCTGTTAAGGCTGCCGCTGAGGCCGAAGGCGTGGAGATCGTATGGGGCGGCGACTGGCGCACGTTCAAGGACGGCCCACACTTTGAGCTGAGCCATAAAGCCTACGCGGCAAGTAACTGGTCAACAGGGCAGGCTGCACCTGCGCGCCCGGCCCGCGTGGATGACAAAGATAGCGCAGTCCCCGCTGCCGGAGCTGGCGTAGCGGGCGCTGTGGCAGTTGCCGTAGAGCACGTCCCCGCCGCTGGGTCTTTGCTGAGCAATCTTGCGCCCACGGCGCAGCTTGTCGCTGTCGTTGTCGCGGCAGCGTTTATCGGGTACCTTCTGTACAAGAGGGCCAAAGGATGATGGACCTGCTTGTCACTATTGGCGCAGCGATAACCAGCGGGCTGGTGATGTACTTCTTTGGTTACCGCAAGGCTGGCAAGGCGCGTGCGGCGAAGCAGACCGAACAGCGTCTGGAAGATGTGAAGACAGCCCGGGAGGTGCGCGATGAAATTGAAATCTTGGATGATTCCGGTCTTGCTGATCGGGCTTCTAAGTGGCTGTCTGGGAAGCACTGAGTGCGACTGGTCACGCACAATCCCTTTTGGCGGCCAGCCGACGATCGACTGGCTTCTGGAAAATGACCGGGGCCTACTAACGGACGTGGTAGTCCACAACGAAACCAGAGGGAGGGTATGCAAATGATGGATAAGAAGAAAAAGATGATGAGCTATAAGAAGGGCGGCATGGTGTTCAAGCCGTGTGCCTCGTGCCCGACGCCCGGCAAGTGCCGCGCCGCGGGCAAGTGCGCGAAGAAAGAAGCAGCGAAGAAGAAGAAGTAAGCCATGGCAGGGGTCAAGCTCCAGAAGTTTTTAGGGAAAGCTCCGCGCACCGCGCCAGAGCTTCTTCCCGATATGGCGGCGCAGACGGCGACGAACGTCAAGCTGTATTCTGGCGACTTGATCCCTTACCCACAACCGGTTGTCGTAGGGAACCACGGGCTGTCGGGGGTCGAACCGGTCACACTGCACGCGCTCTACGATCCGGCGAACAACCCTGTCTGGCTCGCGTGGGACAAGGATGTGGACATTTCCACACCGTCCGGCTCCCGGAACGTCGAGGAGCAGCGGTTCTACTACACTGGCGACGGAAAACCCAAGGTGTCCACCTACCGTCTGGCCACGTCTGGGACCGAGCCCTACCCCACGGAGTATTATGATCTCGGCTTACCTCTCCCGATATTGACCCCGGCGGCTACCGCGGCGGCCTTCACCACCAAGACGACAGCGACATACGCCCGCGATGCTGGCGGCCTCGTGACCATGACGACTTCTGAGGCGCATGGCCTCAAGTCAGGTGCGTTTGTCACTATAAGCGGCTTTACCAATCGGTCGGGGACCTACGATCAAGCGGATACGACCATCACAGTGACGATCACGGGGCACGGACTGGCTATTGGCTCGCGGGTCTTGTTGCGGTTCACATCAGGCACCGCGGCGGCGAACATCCTAACGGTTACGGATACGCCCACAGTTGATACGTTTGAGGTGGCGTCGACTACACCCCTCACGACCAGCGGCAACGTGGAGTGGGACATCACCAACCTGAATGCCACGTCTATCGAGGTCACGGTTGTTGACCCAACGACTTTCACATACACCAGCCCCGGGTTCCAGTCCGCGCCCACACCAACAGCTGACGGGCGCGTTGACCTCGCTGGTGCTACGCAAGCGCGCAGCTACCTCTACACGTGGTTCACCCCGTGGGACGAGGAGTCTGTAGGTTCAGAGCCTTCGGGCGAAATTTTTGTCAAGGAAGGGCAGGTCGTCACAGTCAGCAATCTGCCGATCGCCAAGCCCGCAGGTAACAACCAAGTGCAGGGCATCCGCCTGTACCGCACGCTCTCGACTGTGTCGGACACCGAGTATTTGCGGCTCGCCACCCTGTGGTTCCCCGTGGCGGTCACGACCGTGGTCGGCACGACAGTCACAACCGCGCAACCGCACAACCTGTCAGTGGGAAACTACTTCAAGATCAGCGATGGGGTTGCCGGTGGCGAAGTCACAGATGTAACGGATGATTTCACGTTCACCTACGCAGGCGGTGTCGGGTCTGGCGGCGACGGTGGCACGCTCTACCACGACGTAGCTGAGAACCCCGGGACAAGCACACCGCGGTACTGGGGCGAAAGCTCTTACGACTTCGTTGACGATTTCAATGTGACCAGCCTGCTGAACGCATTATTGACGGACGATTACGACCCGCCGCCCGAGGGGCTGCAAGGTCTGCTCGAATACAACAACAATATCCTTGTGGGTTTCGTTGGCAACGAGCTCTACTTTTCGGAGCCGGGCCAGTACCACGCATGGCCGCGGGCGTACAAGCAGGAAATCCCGCACAACATAGTCGGGCTTGCCGTGTTCTCCAGCTACTTGATTGTGGCCACCGAGAACTACCCTTACCTTGTCCAAGGGAACGACCCGGTTGTGCTGAGCCTTGGGCGTATAGACGCCCGGTACCCTTGCCTTAACAAACGCAGCATCGCCAGCATGGGCTTCGGGGTTATGTATGCCACACATGACGGGCTGGCACTTTACTCGACCACGACTGGCCCGCAGCTCGCGACCCGTATGCTTTACAACAGCGACACATGGAACGCTGACCTCGACCCGGCCACGCTACTCGCCACCGCGTACAAGGACACCTACCTCGCGTGGCATTCTACGGGGGGTATCAGCTTTGAGCGTGACGAACGGGCAGGCGGGTTCTTCGTCGACCTCGTGACCAATGAGCAGCCCGAAGCCACGTGGTACGATCCGCTCTCAAACAACTTGTATTACACCACAGGGACTGACGGTGACGTGTACCAATGGGACAACCTCGCCCAGCCCCCACAACCATACGAGTGGAAGTCCAAGGTCATCACCACGCCCAACCCGATCAACATCGGTGCAGCGCAGGTGGACGCGGATTACGCGCCGGTCTCCCCAGTGTGGGACGCTGCCGAGACAGAGTGGGGGACCACTGAGGGTATATGGGACGCCAGTGGCGGGGTGGTGTTTAAGTTCTGGGTTGACCGGGAGCTCGTAATGACACAGGAGCTGGACAGCCGTAGAGTGTTTCGTTTGCCTAGTGGCTATCAATCGGATACATTCGAGATAGGTGTTGAGGGCTCTGTGCGGTTGAGAGCCGTACGCGTTGCTGAAACACCGATGGGTTTGAGAGAGGTCTGATGGCAACACGGAGCAGATACACGGCGGTCCCCGCAGTCCCACTCGTCGGTGTCGAGGAGTGGCAGTCGCAGATTTTGAACGCTCTCAAAGAGAATGTCGAGCTGCTTACGGGTACACGTGGGGAACCTGATCTGGCTAGTGCGGCGGTCAATATCGCGCGGCTGGCTGTGTCTGTGCCGCCAGTGCAGACGATGCAACGGGTTAGCGCAAACGGCAGCGGCGTCACCATAAGTGGGGCCAACGTGCCTATCCTAGAGGACTACAACCAACTGCTCACCGACGTGCAAAAGCTCGCCAATGACGTAGCTAACCTGCGGGCGACCGTGGAGATACTCATTACACAACTGAGAGGATAACCATGGCCCGTGCTCCCATGACCAAAACCCAGCGTAACAGCCAATCGCAGGCGGCACCGACTTCTGTCCCGCCTATCTTGCAAGGGCTTATGTCTGGCGTGCCACAATCACCTGCAATGCGCGGGCTCTCTGGCGCGATGCCCTCGCTTGTAAATGGTGCGGCCCCGCAGATGGCTCCTAGCCAGCTGCCGTCTTACCAGATGGGCGGTGCGATCGGGCCCGACGGGCAGCCAATGCGCACCGCTGGTATGGCAATGCTCGGGCAGATGAATCCGCAGGAACCTGCGTCGCCCGACATGATCGAGATGCAAATCCAAGACCTCGCAACCCGCAACCCGCAGGTAATGGCGCAGATCAAGCAGGCGATCGACGAAGCGGTGATGACCGGTGAGCTGACCCAGCAAGAACTGAATACGATGGTACAGCTGGCGACCACAGTGATGCGCAACCCAGCGCTCTACCCGCAAATTCGCCAGTTCGCTATCCAGCAGGGCATCGCCACCGAGCAAGACCTGTCGCCCGAGTACGACCAAGGGCTCATCGTTGCTATCCTCATTGCCGCCCGCGCCGCGCAAGCTAACGTCGGCGGTCAGAATATGATGGCCGGTGGTACTCCTGCCATGGCGGGCGCAGCCCCTGTGCAGTCCATGAAAGACGGCGGCCGCGTCCGCGGTGAGGCAAGCGATCCTGTGATGATCGAGGCGCACACCGGCGAATACGTGATCCCAAAGAATGTTGTGGACATGAAGGGGCGTGAGTTCTTCGACCGGATGCTGGAGCAGTATGCAGAGAAGGCCGACGATGCGGACTGACCTGACCATCGAGATGTTGTCACCGGAGCAGGTGGATGATGAGTGGGCGGCACTGGAGCCCATACTCGATGCGTCGTGTAAAAGTAACGAAGTGGGTATCCTCGACATTACGCCAAATGATATTCACGTGCTGGCAACTACGGGTATGTGTGTGTTGTTTATCGGCCGGGAGAGTGGTGTGCCCAAGGTAATCGTGGCCCTTCAATTCAACGATACGAACGGGCATAAGGGCGCAGATGTAATCGCCATGGGCGGTGAGCGCCTGATGAAATTCAAGGACGCGTATTGGAATCTGATCTTAGATTGGCTTAAAGCCAACGGGTGTGTATTCCTTGACGCATATGCCAACGAACGACTGGCAAAAATATACAGGAACAAGTTCGGGTTTAATAAATCCTGCTCGCTTGTCCGCATGACTTTATAGGAGACAGCGATGTCTAAGGGTGTCAAAAAAGTTCTGGGTATAGTGGCGGCAATCGCCATCCCGTTTGCCGCACCGATGATATCCGGTGCGCTCGGGACCGCAATGGCGGGCGCGGGCTGGGCCAGTACTGGCGCTTTCCTCGGGACTGCAGGAGGTAGCGCGCTGACAGGCGCTGTGCTCGGCGGGGCAGCCTCGGGCTTGACTGGGGGGAACCCACTGACCGGGTCGCTCATGGGTGGACTCGGCGGCTTCGCGGGTGCCGGTGGCTTCCAAGGAATGTTCGGGGGGCCCGCAGCGGCGTCGACAAACGCAGTGAGTGGTCCGATGACGGCCTCGCTTAGACCACCTGTGGGCGCAGCTGGTGCGGCTGGCACAGCGGGTGTAACAGGCGCGGCCGCTGGAGGCGCAGCAGGCGCAGCAGGCGCAACCACCGCTGGAGGTCTTGGCGGCTTCTTCCAAAAAGTAGGGCAAGGGATACTTGCCAACCCTGCGGGCGTGGCTCAGCTGGCCATGACCGTGTTTGGCCGCCCACCGCAGGAGCTGACCGCCGTGGAACAGGCACAACTCGAAGAACTCAAGGGTATGGCTACGACAAACAGAGAGATGTTTGAGCAGCGGGTACGCGGGGCCAATGAGATGATCCAGATGGCGGCGCAGCAAGCCCCCAATCCCCAGCAGGCGTTTGCCGAGACTAAGATCGCCTCGGAGCGGCAGCTGGGTGAACAGACCCGTGGTATGGGGGCGGACGAAGCAGCCTTTGCCCAGCGTCGTGCGGGTATCCGCAGTACTCAGGCGGGGGCGACAGCAGCTGCTGCTGAGGAGGCCCGTGGTCGCCAGACACAGGCGGGACTTATGCAGACTGGATATGGTATGCTCCCAGATCAAGCCCCACAAGGAGTGGCTGGGCTGTCGATGCCTATCTACCAAAGTCTGCAAGACCGTAAAGACCAGTACACTCGTGATTTGGCGAGCGGCGCTGGCGATCTGTTTGGCGGCATCGCGTAACGAAAGGCACCACTATGGCTACCAGCGTTTTTAATAAGGGTTCGTACACTATCAGCGGGATCAGTCCCGCGCGCACTGGTGTAGGCGAAGCCTTCCAAGCAGGTGTGGAGGCAAACCTTGGTCGGCAAGACGCGCGCAGCGTCATGAGCGCACGCGCTGAGCAGACGCGTCTCGCAGGTAACGCAGACGTGCGCGCCCAGAAAGAGCTGGAGCTGCGGCAGCAGCAAGTCGCTGCGCAGATGGCCGCACAACGAGCAGCACAAGGCCGAGCGGCACAGGCCGCTGCGCGGGCGAACCAGCAGGCTGCACAACGCGCTGGCCTGCTGCGGGGCTTAACCGGTGCTGGTGCGAACCAACCCGCTGTGCAGCCTGCTGGTTCGCCTACGCTTACTGCACCGCCCTACGACGGGTCCCCCATGGGGTCCAGTGTACCACTGTCTTTTGGGGGTAATGTATCTGGCGGTGCGGGCACTACGGTATTACCCGGCGAAGACGGTAGCGACTACCTCGGCCCACTGGAGAACATGCAGTTCATGAGCGGGGTGCTACCAGCTGAAGCTCAACGCTCCTTTATGACCCCGGAGTCTATGGCTGTGCGGGCGGGTCTAGCCAACACACCAGCGGGATACGGGGTTGCGGCCGACTTGCGTACAGCTACTGACCCTCGTGAGCAGATGCAGTTGCCCGGCGTACCCGGAGTGACTAGCCCTATGGCTGTGCAGCAGGCGGTAGCGCAGACTTTACAGGACCCTAACCTAACACCGGAGATGCGTAGGGCGCTGGAGATACAGCAACGTACACTCGGTGTAGCGGCAGCTACCGGTAGCGGGCTTCTTGACGCAGTTACAGACGCTGTTGCACTCCTACAGCGTACAGGTACTCGCGTGCTGGAGTACGGTGTAGCCGTACCGCTGTCTATGGTATCCCCGGAACTCGGGGCGCAGTTCTTTGAGCAGATTAACCAGTACGACGAAGCAGCTGACAGGTTAGCGCTTGTGGGTCAGGGTGCGCCTAGTGGTTCCGTGGCGGCAGACTCCGGGGTCGGAGCACCGGCTCCTAAAACGCCGACGAAAGAGACCTCGTGGGGTGGACTGCAGCTCAACTTCGGTACGCCGGTGGAGTTAGCCTTCGGGAAAACCAAAGGCGCTGGTAGTCGTGTGTTTGTTGAAGCCCCTGAAAAAATCTTTGATGCAATAGACGCCAATAACAAGCAGCTCGCACGGGAAGAATCACTGCTGCAGTATTACGCGACTACAGGTGACGCCGCCGGGTACAACCAAGGCTTGGCGGTGAGCAACGCTATAACTGCTACTGACGCGCTACGCAAAGAGAACAGTTACCTCCAAGGGATGGCGGCTATCGTGGGTATCCAGCAAGAAAACTTCGGGCCAGTGCAGGAGATACTGCAGCGCCGGTACCCGAACCAGCAGGTCGAAGTGCAGCCGTACACCGACGGCACCGTGGCGATCTTCCTCGACGGCGAGCGCGCGTATCTGGAGGACTGGGACATACTCGCGCAAAACGTGCGCGATAGTTATGACCAAGACTACATATCACAGCAAAACGCTGCGGCTACCGCAGAAGCTGAGCTGGCACAGTTCGCCCGTAAGGAAGGTATAAAAACGGAGCAGCAAGGTGCCCGTGAGATTGCCGTCGCAGCGGCGGCCGACGCCGCTAAGAACCGTAGTATAAACTGGGAGGCGGACGCGGCCAGCGGAGATTCGTTTGCGACGTACATCACTCCTCAGAACGAGCAGGTGCAGCTAGTGCGCGTCAATGACTACCCGCACAAAGACGACGCTGGTAATGACGCACCCGGCCCGGCGATCCTTGTACAAACGCCTAGTGGTCAGTTCTCCACACCCGTGTATATTGCTCCTGACGGCACAGTACAGCCCGCAGGATAGATGGAGTAGATTATGGCTGAACAAGAGCTGAAGTACGGAGCTGGACTGCGCACTCGGCGGACTGATCTCTACAGCAACCTACCAGAGATGGGGGTTAAGGGTATCCGGCCGGGCCTTGCGGACGCCACAGTGGAACGCCAACGCGCGCTAGACCGCATCACTGGGCTTGGCGCTAGTACAGCGCCACGGCTGCAACCGCCTCCCGGTAATACTGGGATCGCGCAGGGCTCTGGCGTCTATTACAACCCCGGGCAGGATCGTTTCTCCGCAGGCGGTGTGGAGTTCGGCCGTGAGGATTACGATGTTGCGCTGCAGACACGCGGCGCGATCGGGCAACCGGCTCCGGCTCCGGAAGGGCCCGGGTGGCAGAGCCGTAGCTCCGCTGAGTACAACCGGTATTTGGACTCTATCTCCGAAGGCCGGGGGTTCCTCGGCAATGTCGGCATGGGTTTTCGTGACGTAGGTGAAGGTGTTGTTGGGGGCATTGGTCGCGGAGCCCAAATGCTGGGCGCTGAGGGTGTCGGCGGTGCGCTTGTAGGTGCCGGTGAGTTCCTCGGCCCGAGCGCTGCGGACGACGCGCGCGATGCTATGATCCGCGAGCGGCAAGGGCTGGGTGGGCAGATTCTTACCGCTGCCTCGCGCTCTCTGCCCACGGTTGGACTCGCCATTGCAGGCGGTGTGGGCGGCGGTGCGCTTGCTGCCGGTGGCCTTCGCGCAGCCGCTGCCGGTGGGGCTGCTGCCCGCGCCGGGCAGCTAGGCGGTGTCTCAGCCACGATCTTCCCAATGGAAGTGCAGTCGTCCTACACGGCAGCGCAGCAGGGTGGCTATGACGTTGAGGACCCCGAGGTCCAGTCAGACATCTGGGCCACAGCCCTCACCAAGACCGTAGCACAGACGCTACCAGAAGCCTTCCTCGCAGGGGCGTTCAGCCGCGCGTTCGGCACGGCGTTGCGTGACGCAAGTAAGCGCACGCTGCGCAATACTGTCGGGCCCATTGTGGGTGTCGGTAGTGCTGAAGCCGCCGCGGAGACATTTGCCACGCTGGCCGACCGGGTGATGTTTGACCCTGAGCTGCGGGACCAGTTAAACGAGCGTGACTGGGCAGCGCTCGCCCCTACGCTCTTTTCCAAGTACAAAGATGAGGCGATTGTCGCCGCAGGCGCAGGCTTCCTACTTGGTGGTGGCTTTCGCGCTGCTGCCATGCCGTTCGAGGGTGGGCGCGCGCCGACCACAGAGGAGACACCCACACCAAACCGCGATCTCACGGGCACTGAGCCTGCAGATGTGCTTAGCGGTGGTACGGTTCAGGGAGCGCCTACGCCGGCACCCCTTGCCCTACCTGCACCGCCCGCCGGGCTGTTGGGCCCACCAGTAGCAACTACGCCTCCACCACCCACAGACACAGGGCCTATCATTACGCCGCCCCCGTTGGGTGAGACCGCTATGGGTGCGCAAATACGCGCTCAGCAAGACCTGCTGGCTCAACAGGTGCAGCAAAGGCAGGCAGCACAGGACGAGGCAGTGGCGCGCACAAGACAAGAAGCAGCACAACGTACGCAGCGCGAGGACCAGCTTCTCCGTTCGCGGGATGAGCAGCGAGCATTGCAAGCCGACGCTGAGACCATCGGGGGTCTCATACTGGGCGACCAGTATAACCTGCTCACAGACGCAGAAAAAGCGGACTGGCAAGCTGGAGTGGCGGCTGTCGACCCCGAGGTCCGGGCCGATGTAGCCACAGCACTAGGGATCGCCGAGTTTGACCCAGAAGTAGAAATAACAGACCCCACTTTCCGCCAAGGATATACTAAACTCGTTGCGGACGCAGAGAAAGTGCGGAAGCGGCAGAGCAACAAGCTGCGGCGGCAAGCCGCTGAACTGCCAACGATCATAGAGCCAGCGGTTGCGCCGTCTGCACTCCCAGAGGGAGTGTTTGGTACTGCCAAGGGGCAGCCCTTCAAGAATAAAGTTGCGGCTCAACTGCAAAGGAAGCGCGTGGCAAGTCGGGAAAACGTACCCGCCGACCGGCTTGACGCCGTGGAACTCCCCGGAAAAACCGGCTGGGGTCTGCAAGTACGCCCGGAGGCGGTGCCTCCGGCACCACCCAAAGGTGACAAACTCAAGCAGAGGACGCAAGACGCCCCTAAAAAGCAAGGCGCAAAGGAGAGCGCTCTACGCAAAGGACCCAAAGCTGGCAAGGGAGTTCGAGGCGAAGACACCCAAGGGCAGGAAGCTGCCGGAGCGCGTGTCGAAGAAACCGCTCAAGAACCGACGCCTGCCCGGAAACCTGAAGTAAAGTTCAGCCGTGGTATGACTGATGCGGAGCGTGCGCGCCTCAAAGCGGAGGAGGCTGCAGCTGTAAACCTTAAAGCAGAGCGCGCCCCAGCCATGCGGTCGAAGGAAGAAGTGGAGGCTGCGAAAGAAGCCGAAGCCGCTGCGCTGCAGACTAAGAAAGATGCCGAGACTCAGAAGATGGAGGCGGCTAAAGAAGCCGCCGCTGCGCTGAAGGCCAAAAAAGAAGCTGATGCCGAGGCTGCCAAAAACGCACCCAAAGCTAAGGGTACGCGCGCACCACCGGAGCCCAAAGAGGACGTAGCTGCGACCGCGAAGGCCGAGCTCGTCGATCTGGTGGCTAATGCTGAAGATGTGTTGATGAACGAGTCGCGCACAAAGCGGACACTACTAAACCAAGCGGAGCTGGATGCCGGGCTTGAGCTACTTACGCTCAGCGACAACGCTGACCCAGAAGTAGCTGCGCTTGCGGACGGCGCGCTGGAAGCCAACGCCACTGCCAGACAATACAAACAGGTTGAGGAGTACCGTGCCCGGGCGGATGCACATCGCACCCTCGGTGGTAGCACGACCGACGCAGACTTCGCGGCTAAAGAGCTGAAGACTATGGTTGATGCGTGGAACAGCGGTGCCGTACCAGATAACAGCGACGCCATGCTCCAGACGCGTTTCAAAGAGCTGGCTGTCCGCGTGCGCAAGGCTGACCCTAAGAACAGCGTGCTCGGGTATGCTACTGTGCGGAACACGCCTAACACGCGGATGGGGCAGATCGCCACCACCGTGGAGACCGGTAAATTCTCCCTCGCCACCTTGGCCGACGCAGTCCTTGCCAACGGCAAGCGCGCGACGCCTCTGCCCGCTGGTAAACAGCGGATGATCGCCCGTAATTTCCTGTCCAAGTTCAAGGTCAAGCCCAAGCTCTCGGTGTTCAAGGACCAAGCCGACCTGCAGCAGCGTAACCCTGACCTATACAACCGTGCCGTGGCAGCACGTACGCAGGGCGACTTCGACACC